AAAAACAGATCCGGGATGACAATGAACTACATCGATGGCTGAAGTATTGTCCGTATTTGCCCAGGCTCGATCTATAATTAGTTCGGTTCCTTGATATAATCCAAGTGACCTCCACAATGAATTAACTCTCACTAGGGTAGCGTCTAACAAATCTGCTAGTACAGGGTCTTTTAAATCTACGAAATTTGACTGGTTATTAGGAACTTCTTCTTTTGCTACTGCTTGTTTGCTAAAATGTTCTAAGGAATTATTATCTAATTCCAAATAATCTGTTGCTATAGGTGTAGTAAAAATGTGCTGTAGTTCCACAGAACTTCTCCATGATCAAACTACACTATAGCACTTACAGACTAGAATGTCAAGAGTTTTTAACCCAATATGAATGTCATTGGTTGGCCGCCTGCTTCAAGATCCATGACTGATTTTTCTAATTTTTCGATCTCTTTATCGCCTTCCTGCTTGAGGGCAGTACCGTTTAACTGGCTACCACTCTGTGGGCCAGCGATAGTAGAAAATTTGCTACGTGCTTCGCCTAACATCTGTTTGCATGTGGCAAGCGTGTAATCGTATACCCATTGTTTGGCATATATATCCTGCAAGATGACAAAGTCAGGACGGAAGTTATCTGTGCGTACAAGTATCTGCTCGCCCTGGGCAAATGGACGTTGCAGGATTGTCAATTGGTGCTTGGTTGGATTCCAAGCAAATTCGATGAAACTGCCAAAGATGCGCCCTAACAATTTCTGATATCCACTATACATCTCATAGGTAGCAATACCACCTAGTTGGCTAGAATTCATCAAGTAGGTATTAGTGTACGCCAAGTTAAAGGGTTCAAACAGACTGCCGCCCGCGCCTTGACCAGTCCTACTTCCAATACTGCGTCTAAATACTGTACGCACATTAATTACTTCGTTAGGAAGGATATATTCGTTTACGTCTACTTGTAATTCTAGGAAAAGATAGCTTTCTTCTACACTATTACTGCTTTTCTGTCGGAACTTGGCAATAGCCCTGTTCAGTGCTGTTTCATAATGCGCTGGATCTAGCTCTACATCAACCATGCCGTCGCCCAGCATCAGTTTGACATAGTCAAAGACTTTGTTACGCTCTTGTGTGCTAGTTGATAAACTAGGATCTGCTGGATAGATATCTGCCATTTTGGTTTCTCCACTCATATTTATCTTACGATAAATATCATTATGCCACGATTATCCCTTTATAGACCCGAACGAGGGCAAGACTACAAATTTATAGACCGCCAAGTTAGCGAAATGTTCCAGGTTGGCGGTACTGACATGTATCTGCACAAATACATAGGTACCACTTATGTTGACAGCAACGGCAATACTGTTGCTAAAGATCAAACACAGATACAGGATTTAATGTTCCTGGAAAATCGTGATAGAAAATACGATACTGAAATATACAAAATACGCGGTTGGTATAACGTACAAAATATAGATTTTAATCTAAGTCAATTTGGATTGTTTATAGATAACGATACTATATTCATGACTGTGCATATTAATGACTTTATCAAATTTATTGGGCGTAAACCAGTCAGTGGAGACGTGTTCGAACTACCGCATTTGCGAGATGATTTCGCAGTCAATGGGTATTCAGTCGCACTGCCTCGTTATTATCAAATTACAGATGTTGGCCGTGCTAGCGAAGGTTTTAGTCCTACATGGTTTCCGCATCTATATAGATTAAAATGTACCAAGATTAATGACAGCCAGCAATTCCAGAATCTTTTAGATCAAGTAGCGACTGATTCACAAGGTGTTCCAGATCCTGCAGGCACTACGTTGAAGAGCTTGTTAAGTACCTATCAGAATGACCTAGCAGTCAATGCCGCAGTCTTGTCAGAAGCAGAAGCTAATGCTCCTAAGAGCGGATATGAAACTAGACAATTTTACACCATGGCTGTTGATCCTGAAAACGGTCGACCTATTATCAAGACTGCCGATGATTCGATGTTAGATGCCAGTATTACTACAGAATCTGCCGCGACGGTTGATGGTAAACCTATGCGCAGTGGTTATACCGGTTATCTGCTAGGTGACGGATTCCCTGTTAATGGTTATACTTTTGGAAGCGGTATACAGTTTCCTGACACGGCAGAAACTAATGATTATTTCTTAAGGAATGATTTTATGCCTAGCAGATTATTTAGATTTGACGGTACTAGATGGCTTAAAGTCGAAGACAGTGTTCGAATGACCATGACCAATAATGATACCAGAAATACTCTTAAAACTAGCTTTATCAACAATACAAATACAAATACTATTGGTGGCGAGGTCGTACAAGAACGCCAAAGCCTTAGCCAAGCACTTAAACCTAAGGCGGATCTATAATGCAGTTTTTTTATGACGGACAGATACGTAGATATCTAGTACAGATTATAAGAGTCTTTAGTAACTTCGTAGTCAAATACGGCGACGGAACATTACATCAAGTGCCTGTAAGTTACGGCGATCCTGATAGACAAGCGGCCGCAATATTAAGACAAAATAGCGAAAATGCTATACAAAGCATTCCTAGGATCGCAGTGCATGTTACTGATATACAATTAGATCGTAGTAGGTTAGGAGATGCTACGTACATCGGTAAGCAACATATAAGAGAAAGAGATATCTTCACAGATCCTACTACTGGAAATCCTACATATTCATCTGGACAAGGTAAAAACTATACGATCGAAAAGCTAATGCCAACGCCATTTAAGTTAACTGTTAAGGTTGACATTTGGACCAGTAGCACTGAGCAAAAATTACAGTTGTTGGAACAGATCGTAGTACTGTTTAATCCTAGCTTAGAAATACAGACCACTGACAATTATATCGACTGGACCAGTTTAAGCGTGTTAGATCTAACACAGTTACAATGGAGTAGTAGGCAAGTTCCTGTAGGCACTACAGATGCTATAGATCTAGCTACATTAACATTAGAGGCCCCAGTTTGGATTAGTCCGCCAGTTAAAGTCAAGAACTTGGGTGTTATTACTAATATTATAACCAGTATATATGGTAGCCAAGGTCCGGATTATCAGGGTTATATCGATGGGTTAGGTGTTGATATGAACACCGGCGACAATAATCCTGTATTAAGTGATTTATTAAGCACACAGTATGTCTCGAACAGCGGTGATTTTGGGCTACTACTTTTAAACAGCCAGGCACAGATACTTAACCCCGGAAGCAATGTTTCAGCGACTAACGACAGTTTAGATGTACCAGTAAGTTATAGCGTACCGATTAATTGGAGCGATTGGTTGCTTTCTTGTAAAGGTACATATGTCGGTGGTTCTAGTAAGATTTATTTCATGCAACCGACAGGATATGAAGTTAGTGGAACATTTACTATAAACCCGTTGGATGATACTACTATCAGTATTACTTTAGACTCCAGCACATATCCAAGCAATAGCATCATACCAAGCTCTTATCGAAGCAGAAGTACCGGAACATTTGATGCCATCATCGATCCACAAAAAAGCTATGTTGGAAACGGTATAGATAATGTGCAAGCAGGAGATAGATTCTTGCTAATCGAAGATGTTATCACCAATACTATAGCTTGGGGATCGTTCCAAGCCAAGGCTAATGATATTATAGAATGGGATGGATCTGCGTGGACTACAGTATTTGACCATACTCAATATTCCAACACCATAGTATATCTAACGAATATATACAGTGGAGTGCAATATAAGTGGAATGGAGTTGCATGGGTCAAATCGTTTGAGGGCGAGTATAGGGCAGGTACATGGAGAGTAGCGTTGTAAAAGATAAGATAGTGTGTAGTGGCGCATTAATTTACGCTAAGAAAACTCACAGGATTCTACTTTTACAAAAAGCACACGGCAAACATGAAGGAACTTGGGGACTAGTAGGCGGTACTACTATAGAAGGTGAAAATCCCTGGCAAGGTCTGCAGAGAGAAATCATAGAAGAAATCGGTTCTCTCCCCAAAATAATCAAAACGATTCCATTAGAAACATTTGTCAGCAACGACTATGTCTTCAATTTCCACACTTATCTCTGCGTTGTAGAAGATGAGTTTGTTCCTGTACTTAGCGACGAGCACACAGCGTGGGCTTGGGCTGGTATAGATACTGCTCCTAAGCCCCTACATCAGGGATTAAGAAACAGTTTTAGTAATCGTGCCATGCGCACAAAATTGCAAACTGTGTTTGAAGTTATGGATTTAATCTAACTATGTGGAAAATACCAAGTATTTCTAAACCTATAGAGCCTTATGCCTGGATGCAAAATGTCTTTACTCCAGAAGAATTAGATCTGATTATCGATATCGGAAAATCGCTTCCGTTAGTCAACGGCGGAGTGAATGATGCAAATACTCCTGCCAGCACAGCCGTTCGCAGGAGCAAGATTGCGTGGATATATCCCGAAGTTAGCAACACTTTTATATTTGTAAAACTTACCGATGCACTGTTAAGGATCAATGATACCTTTTTTAATTACGACCTAACTGAGCTAGAAGATTTACAGTTTACAGAGTACGATTCCAGTTACGAAGGAATGTACAGAAATCATACAGACGACGGTTACGATACAGAAAAATATAGAAAATTAAGTTTTACATTGCAACTGTCCGATCCAACCGATTACGAAGGCGGCGACTTGCAACTGTATCGCTGGAAACTAGATCAACCTAATGTAGTAAAGAAAGAAAGAGGTCTTTTATCAGTCTTTACCAGTAGCACAATACACGAAGTAACACCTGTAACTAAAGGAACACGGTATACATTAGTAGGATGGGCCAATGGACCAAGATTTCGCTAAAGTAAACATTGTTAGTCTATGGCCAACATCTATACTGATGACAGAATATCATGAGAATTTGCCTGATTTAATTTCTGAAATCTACAGATTATCAAACGAGACAAACAATATTAAAAAATCTAACTATGGTGGTTGGCAAAGTAATGTCGATCTATATAGCAATGATAAATTTAAACCACTTTGTCAATACATAGCTAAAATATGTTTTGAACAATTTGGAAAGGACAGCACTACTATACATCAGATGTGGGTAGGCATTAATAAAAAATATCATCACAATGTTATTCATAATCATGGTTCACAGTATCATGTATCCGGTGTATATTATGTTAGTGTGCCTCTGGAGTCAGGGGATATTGTATTCCGAGACCCTCGTCCTGCCGCAACTAGTTCGTCAGCTCGGGAGTTATTTGATAAAGGAGAATGTGAAAGATTTAGACCTTATTCTGGTCTCATATTATTATTTCCTTCATACCTAGACCATTTTGTTTTACCCAGTGAAAGCGCCGAGGATCGTATCTGTATTAGCTTCGATCTAACGCTAAAGGACTGATATGTTTTTAGATAACAAGATAATAATTATAGATAATTTTTATAAAGATCCCGATGCTGTTCGTAAATTTGCGTTGTCGGAGCCATATAAAACTTGCAAAGAAGCACCCGGCGGCGGCAATTGGCCAGGTCGACGAACTGATTTTTTGCATGAAATTAATACTGATATAAGCGATGAGTTTCATAATACTTTCTTAGGTAATCTTTTAGAAAATAATCCTATCAAATATCGAGGATATATCGAAACAAACTTCCAATTGTGTTACGAAAGCGACGGCGATTCCTGGGTACACTATGACACTCCGACTTGGCACTGTACACACGTGGGTGTAGTATATCTTACACCAAATCCTCCGGAAAATTCTGGAACATTATTCTACGAATTTGACGAAACATATCGTGCCGAGTTTGAAAAGTATGCGGCAAAACATAATTACAAGTGGTATGGCTTGAATAGAGACCAGGACAAAGAAGAATTCCATAAGTTTTTTAAAATGACTATGCAGATACCAAATGTATACAACAGGGCTATATTATATGGGCCACACCGTTGGCATAAGTCAGATCGATATTTTGGAGATACACCAGAAAATGGAAGATTATTCCAGCCATTTTTTGTTAATTTAGAATTTTTGTATGATGAAAAGTAAACCTACACTTGCTATATACGGAGATAGTTTTGCAGACCCGAGGTGGGTTGAAAATGACTATCCAGCATGGTCAGAATTATTAGAAGAAAATTTTACAGTTACTAATTTTTCTTTTACCGGAACTGGTATGTGGTGGAGTTATGATAAATTTATTGAAACACATGAAAAATTCGATACTGTTGTATTTGTTGTAACTGTTCCTGGCAGGATACACATAGAATGCAAGGATGCCCACTTAAATTTAAATCCAGCAACATGGCCTGTTTGGAGTGGTATCAACATGGGCGATATGTATTTTAGATATTTTTATTCTCCTAAGAGAGAAGATTGTTTCCATAAATTTATGGTTGATGATATTTTAAAAAGAAATAATATTCTAGTAGTTCCAGCATTCAAAGAAAGTATTCCGGGCCACGAAGGCTGGTCACTATGTCATCTAGCAGATACTGAACTGGCATTCTACGATTTAAAGCACAATGGTTGGAACGAAAAGAGAAAATGCCATATGACTAGAGAAAACAACAGAATGGTTTATAATAAAGTACTAGAGGCGGTCGATAACGGTTCTAAGATTTTAAATCTACAGGAATCTGATTTTGTTCCACCAGCCGATCCTTTAACAATGTATTGGAAGTAACATGGAATATAAGATTATAAGAAATTTTACAGATATCGATACTTGCAATCGCCTGGTCGATCGTCTAGATCGATTTTATAAAGACCAACTAGATCTGCCGCCTGATAATCAATGCCCAAACAGCCCATCATTCTATGGTATTTTTAACGACGAATCACAACTATGGTTGCCGCGCATCGAAGAGGCGGTAGAAAAGAAACTGTTTCCAACATACACTTATTCAAGGATATACACTAAAGGAGAAGTTCTACCTCCCCATGTAGACAGAGACGAATGCGAATTTAGTTTTACACTGGCATTAAGATACGATAAAGATATCTGGCCCATATACTTGCAAACCAGCGAAGGTGTAAAGGAAGTATTTTTAGACAATGGAGATATACTAATTTATAAAGGTGTTGAAAATATACATTGGCGGCTAGCTTTAGAAAATCAATTCCATTACCAAGGATTTTTCCACTATGTAGATCAAGACGGCCTATTTGCACACAAAAAATTTGATGGCAGGTCTACTTTTGCAACCACACAAGATGCAGTCGATGAACTACTAAGGAGAAAAAATGTACTATAACGACGAGTTTAAGTATATGCTAATCGATGTTCCCTACATAGCAGAGAATATCGAAGATATCAAACGTATGACCGCAGTAGGTGTTGACAAGTTTAAGCGGAAGTTTAATCTAAAAAATCATGCCAATAGTACCGATAATATTACTTGGCAGTTTTCTAACTATAATGTATACAGCGTTTGCTCGTGCAATCAGTGGTTTTATAACATCTATAAGAATCTAGTTACAGGCATACGAGAATATCATACTCTTTCAAATACTCCTATACCGTCCCAATTATGGATGCAGTCGTGGATTAATAGCCACACCCCAAAACAAGTTCTAAAATCACACAATCACGACTGGCCGTTGCACGGATATATCAGCATCGAACCCATGAAATCCTGCACTGTTTTTACCGACAAACCGAACGGTAAGGAGCTATACCGCGTAGAAAACAAAGTCGGACAGATTTATATAGGGCCCGGGTACAGATTCCACCACGTTGAAATGTTAGAGCCGTTTGCAGGCGAACGCATTACATTTGGATTCGATCTAGAGAACAGGGATCGCATTATCGATAATATGGGTCTCATACCAATAATCATCTGAGCTTAAAAAAATCTGCGTAAATACTCGGTATATAAATGACCGAGGAACCCATGATTAATAAGAATTCAGAAATTTATCTTTTAGAAGATGTCGTATCTCCGGATACTTTTGTTAACGTTTCGGCAGATCTAGACGGCGACATATGGAAATACGGCGTGATGACTCCTTACATAGGAGCCGAGATCGAGGATGATACTAAATTTTGGTACTGCGACATGTTAAAAAACAGATGGCAGGAACTGATATTTCGGGATATTATCCTCAAGCTAGAAACGGTACATCCGCATACTTCACAATATCAATTTAAAAGCATGGACGTTAAGGCTGGCGGGAAAACTGCCGGCATGAATGGCGATGTGCATATTGATCGCACATTTAATTTCAATGTAGAAGGCGACGGATATATGACTTTTTGTTATTTTCCTAACAGAGAATGGAAAGATGAATGGGGCGGGGAACTAGTGTTCTACGATGCAGAAGGCGATGTTATTGCAAGCATATTGCCTAAACCAAACACATGCGTAGTATTCGACAGTAATATTCCACATCAAGGATTCGGCCCGAATGCTGGCTGCGATGTATTAAGGAAATTTATATCTTATAAGACATTTGTACACAAACAGTGGAACAAAACTTAAAGGAGATTCTTATGGAAGGGAAAAAGATTCCACGTATCATACGTAAAGTAGATGGGCAACATAGGCGTCAACACTTTAACGACAAAATACTGATAGTCTCTGAGCATATCGCTCAAGAGCGTCTTGGTATTTGTAAAACATGTACATCTTTTGAAGATTTTGGATGCACAGTGACTGGGTTTTTCATGCCCGTTACTGTTAAACAAAAATCACAACAATGCCCATATGGAAAGTGGAGCACAAACTATACTGTCGAGGAGTAAAATGTCTGTTATCAAAGTAGGATACACTCCTTGGTTTGAAAAATCTCCCAATACTAGCGGCCTGGGGCCGCTAAACTATTATGGCTGGCAAGAAATCGTACACTATGATCTAGAAAAGCTAGACACTTGGAAAGATTCTAAAGTTGGATTTATGAAATGCCCGGCTTTTTTAAAATATGTAGAACAGATTTGGGTTATACGAGCTCTCGTAGATGTTGAAATATCATGGGACAAGCATAATGCAGTTCTGAACAGCAACTTACCACCTCTGGCACACGATGCAATGGTCAAAGTACACTGGGGAGATTTCGATCCTAAGACTGATAAACCGGTAGTAGCCATTAACAGTGCAATGCTTTTATTTGCCGATGAAGAAGTATGGGTAGATTTTTTACCACCTTGGAATCATATAGATCCTCGCTGGAGATTGATGCCTGGTAGTTTTGATATATGTAACTGGCAGAGGCCAGTAGTTCCTACTTTCGAAATGTTAGAAGATAAGATACAATTTAAGAGGGGACAACCATTGGCATATGTAAGGTTCCGCAGTAGGAATCCACAAGATATGTTCCAGTTGATTAAACACCCCCGCACAGAAGAATTAGATCATATTGTTAACTCATCTGTATCAGTTAAATCATATCAAAATAATCTAAGCTGGAAAATTGTTACAGGTATGATTCCTAATAAGCTACGTCCTAAAAAGATGGTAAAATCTGAGCCATGGATCTGTAAATTCTTTAGGAAGATATTAAACAAATGATTAAATCGATGACTATATTAGGCGGCGGAACTAGTGGCCTAGTAACGGCGCTGATACTTAACAAATGGTATCCCACTATGGGCATCACTATTGTAGAATCTTCCACTATTGGAATAGTGGGCGTTGGCGAAGGTTCGACTGAACACTGGAAAACGTTCATGGATACAGTAGGAATTAATGTCAAAGAACTAGTACTCGAGACCGGTGCCACTTTTAAATCAGGAATCAAATTTGAAAACTGGAACGGTGATGGCAAATCTTATATGCATTCACTACACATCGACCACACTCAGATGATGGCTAACGGACAAGCTGGTGTGTTGCTTAAGATGATATGTGATGGAGAAACACAGCTATATCCCGACAACATTGCTAAATCTATGCACCACTATCCGTTAGATCAGCAAGTAAACCAATTTCATTTTGACACATTTAAATTAAACGAATTCCTGCATAAGAAATGCAAGGAAAGAGGCGTTGTTATAGTCGACGATGATATACAAGATGTCGAAATAGACAATGAAGGATATGTTTCTAACTTAGTTAGTATACACGGCAAAAAATATACCTCTGAATTCTTCGTTGACTGTTCGGGATTCGCTCGTGTCATTAGTTCTAAATTAGGAGCGAAATGGATCGACTGTAAAGAATACTTACCCATGGATCGTGCTATAGCGTTTCCTACAGAAACTACAGCTGAAATCCCATCGCATACTTTAAGCCGTGCATTATCGAGTGGATGGAACTGGAGAATTCCTACACAGGATCGATATGGTAACGGCTATGTTTATTCTAGCGAGTTCCTAACAGACGATCAAGCTGTAGAAGAAATACAGCAATACTACGACAAAGAAATAAAGATAGGTAAGAGTTTTAAATTTTCAGCAGGCTATGTTGATAAATTCTGGATTAAAAATTGTGTTTCTCTAGGACTTGCCGGAAGTTTCGTAGAACCATTAGAAGCCACTAGCATAGGTACTAGCATACAGCAGGCATTTATGTTAGGAGGTTCGATAGTTAACTGGACACGCGGTGATGAATTGATCCGAGATGTCTACAATAAGGCCTTTGAATCTGTTGCAAAAAATATCATAGATTTTGTACAGATACATTATATTACCAAGCGCAATGATACAGAATTCTGGAGAAGTTGTAAACATCTGAAATTAACTGATTTCAATCAACAGACATTCGAACATTTTAAGAACGTATTGCCAAACAAATCTTATTTTTCAAATACAAACTGGGTGCTATTTTCAGAATTAAACTGGATACAGGTTATTGCAGGATTAGAACAGTTTGATCTCGATAAACTCCGAGCTATATGGCATGCACAGCATCCTGGAGTAATAAAAGAAACTGAAGAAATGTTAGTTAAGATGAAGATTTTTTACAGGGATGTACTAACATTCAGCCACAGAGACGCATTAGAATTCCTTAAGAAAGAAATCAAAGTAGTCTAATGAAACGAGATATTATAGTCTTAGGTGGAGGCGGTGCAGGATGGATCACTGCTTTATTTTTAAAAGAAAAATTTCCTAATATTAGTATCACGGTCGTTGAAGATCCTAACACTCCTCCTATTGTTGCAGGTGAAAGCGGTTCCGCTTTATTCAATAAATTATTAAATTTTTTAGGAATAGAATTCAATGAGTGGATTCCCGCAGTTAACGCTATGCCAAAACTGGGCGGACGATTAGTTAACTGGAACGGCATTGGTACCTCGTTTGTGCATGGTCTAGTACCTCAATGGTACAGCGCACGATACGACGGTGAATTTCCTGCGTTTGGAGACTCGATAGATTTTATATCCACAGCAGTTGCTCTAGACGTTCCAGTAGATAAGATATTTTATGCGGCAGACCTACAGAATACCAATAAAATACCCATAACTCCGGCAGGAGGTGTCAATAGTTTTAATGTATTAACGATGCCCATGTGGCATTTTGATAGTAGGGCTAATGCAACATTCATGAAGGAAAGAGCCCTTGAAAAAAATATCAAGTTGGTAGAAGGAAAATATATCAGCTGTACCAAGACACCACGTGGGGATATCAGCAGTATACTGTTAGACGACGGGTCTGAACTAAAAGCCGATTGGTATTTTGATTGTTCTGGATTTGCTAGATTGTTACTGAAGAAAGAACTAGGCGTAGAAGAAAACGATCTTAGCGATTATTTTCCAGCAAGTTCGGTCTTAGCATGGTGGGATGATCCTACTATAAAAAATTATACCGGTCTCACAGCTATGAAACACGGTTGGAGCTGGGAGATTAATCTACAGCATAGAGCTGGAAACGGATACATCTATGACGAACAACATGCATCTGTCGATGAGATCGTACAAGAGATAGAAGAGACATTCAATAAAAAGATCACGCCTGTGGCGAATCTAAAATTCCGACCCTCGTTGCTTAAAGAAGGATGGAGGAATAACGTAATAGCTATCGGTTTAAGTAGCGGGTTTTTAGAACCATTAGAATCTAATGGGCTTAGTAGCATTGCAGAACAACTAAAAGCTGTAGAAAATTTCTGGAACCCTGAAAGTCTAGGAGGGTGGGATCGTGATTGTTATAACAGATACACTGCTGAAGTCATGTCTGATATATGCGATTTCTTATGTCTGCATTATAGAGGAAAACGCAATGATACTGAATTCTGGAGAGATCATAACACTAATCCAATAAGGATTTCAGACAAATTACGAGAAAGATTAGATGGCGCTAGGGAAGGTGTATTAGGAATCGATGATGTCCAAGGATACGGTATAGAAAATTACATAGTTGTCATGCAAGGTCTTAGCTTAATTAATAAAGAAAAATTAAAGAATCGACTATTGGCAAAAAGATCTACTATATTTGAAGATTTTGAAAAACATTATAATATACTGTCAAAAGAGATTGCTCAAATTAACGAAATATGTTACACTACAGAACAGTGGAGATCTATAATTTATGGAAAGTAATATAGAAACTATTAACCTATTTCCTATACCAATTAAAAAAGTCAAAATCATTCCCTCGGAACATCAATATAATTCGTTGGGCAGTTTGATCGACAGGTTACTGTCTAGTACATCCGAAAATAATTGGGCACTAGAATCAGGAAAATCCACAGGCGAATTAGATCTATATCTCTACAAGAAAATAGAGATGAAATGGTTAGTCGATGCCGCTTTACTCCATGCAAATAATTATTGGCAAGATATGGATTATAGGAGAGGTGCAAAAGTATCTATAACCAGCAGTTGGGCGAATTTACATACATACGGCCAGGTTACCGGCGAGCACAGCCATTGCGGTGGCGCAGTCAAAGCACACATTTCTGCTGTATATTATCTTAAAAAACCCAAGGATTCAGGAAACATAAAGTTTACTGATCCGCTAGAATATATACATAAAATGACACCGGCTCATAACTACGATGAAACATTCGGTAGTACGTATTGCGAAGTCGATACAGATCAATTCGACCTGATACTATTCCCAAGCTGGTTAAAGCATCAGACACAGCCTAATATGTCCTACGACGATCGTGTGGCAATTAGCATAAATTTTATAGGAACTTGGTAATGATTGTTGATAGTATTGTTATTGTAGGCGGCGGAACAGCCGGGTGGATGACTGCGGCCACGTTAGTTAAGCATTTTCCTAATAAGAAAATCACGCTAATCGAAAGCGCAGATGAACCAACAGTCGGAGTTGGCGAAAGTACTATCGGCGGAATCAATGATTGGTTAAACTCGTTAGACATCAATGAAGATGACTGGATGAAGGCCTGCGATGCTAGTCTTAAACTCAGTATCAAATTCACAGATTGGGCCGGGAAAGGGTCCGGATCATTCCACTATCCGTTTGGAGAATCATGGACTGTTGGCACTGCGCATGGTATCAACGATTGGTATATTAAAAAAGCATGGTACCCGGAAACTCCTGTCAGTGATTTCTGCGATTGTTTCTTCCCGCAGATGGAATTAGTCTATCAGAACAAGGTTACAAAAAACGAAGAAGGCGAATTACCCGGTTGGAGGTATGACAGAGACGTTGCCTATCACTTTGATGCCGCAAAATTTGGAGCATGGCTGAGAGAAGGATATTCCAAGCCACGTGGTGTACAGCACATAGTAGGCACTATAAAAGAGAATGTTGCTACCGATAAAGACGGTGTTCAGTATTTAGAATTAACCACTGGTGAAAAAATTACTGCGGATCTGTATATTGATTGTACAGGATGGAAGAGTTTATTGTTAGGTAAAGCATTAGGTGTTCCGTTTATCAGTTATGAGCACCTGTTGCCCAATAACAGTGCATGGGCTACTAGATTGCCCTACACAAATAAAGTAGACGAACTAGAAGGTTATACTAACTGTACAGCAATCAGCAACGGCTGGGTTTGGAATATTCCGTTATGGAGTCGCATTGGTACAGGCTACGTCTTTTCCGACAAGTATATTTCTAAAGAAGATGCGCTAGAAGAATTTAAAAACTATCTAAAGACTGATAGAGAAGTTAAAGTAGATCCAGCCGTCGTTGAGTCTCTCGAATATCGATTTATCAAGATGCGTATTGGCATTCACGAAGAGCTTTTCCATAAGAATGTGTGTGCTATCGGTCTATCAGCCGGATTCATAGAGCCGTTAGAATCTAATGGGTTGTTTACTGTACACGAGTTTCTACATCAACTTGTAAAAACACTAGGACGTCGGGACATAGGCATGATTGACAAGATGGGATTCAACAAGACATCTACCGGCGCATATGATTCATTTGCAGAATTTGTCAGCATGCACTATACACTAAGCCAGAGAAATGATACACAATATTGGCTCGATGCTCGCGAACGACTCGGCGGCCGATCAAAAGAAATAGGAATCTATAAGAGCTATGGTATCGATAATGCCATATTCAAGAGAGATTTCTCCTCGGCGTTCGACGGAACCATGGGAGGATTGCCTATGATTGCAACCGGATTAAATTATTTTCCCGTAGACCTTAACACTATACGCAGGACAGAGTTTAAGCATGGCATAAATTTATCTTTTGTTAATGATTCTTTTGAAATATGGGAATCAAATAAGGTTTACTGGAAATCGGTTGCTGATAAATCACCTACTATTCTGGAATACCTAGAGTCAAAGTATGATAATTCCAAGTAATCCATGGCCTAGTTTAATTTATAAATCACACTACGATGGCGATCTCAGTGAGATCGTAACAGTGGCCAGTGCGATTTGTAAAAACATAACAGAAGATCATGGATTAGAAGACGGTGGAAAATCAACTTGGGATCGAACTATCAGTATACTAGACTTGCCTGAATTTGTTGATCTAAAACAATGGTTGATAGATCGACATTCCGAAGCATGGAACGCATGGGGTTTCAATGATCACAAGCGACATCTACATAAAAGCTGGGTAAACTGGCATCCAACAGGAGCCAGTACTAGAGAACACGATCATGGTGCTGTACATTTAGTCATAGTGGTATATCTACAGCAACCAGAAAACGGTGGAAATATACAATTTAAAGATCCGTTGCAATACCACTGGAGCTCTTATCCTAGCCCTGATACTGACAATTGGAAAACTATCGAAGTTAAGACCGGTGATGTACTATTTTTTCCCGGTTTTCTACGACATCGCACTGAACCTAATACCGGTACAGGTGATAGATTTGTACTAACAGCTAACATAACGGCACAATATGCTCTTTAATAAAAAACAAACACCGATTATAGAATTTAGTTGCAAGGAATGGGCCATAAGAAAACATGCCCCAGTACTGCCTTCTATACATTTTCTTCCTAAAGAGTATGAAGATCTGCCAGCTGGGAATAAATGTCCGTTTGATCACTTTCAAGAAGCATCGTTACTAAGCATTAAATTATGCCCTGCGGTTGGCAATTATCTAAACGCAGGATATGTTATACCTGCATGGTGCGACATTGAGATCACATTTGAAGACAATAATTTTAGAATAAACTACAGCAATCTGAACTATCAGCATCGTACACATCCTGAAGAACAATTTAAAGGCATGTTTGATCGATTTAAGATGCGAACAGATATCAAATTAGACAGCCCGTGGGCTATTAAAACTGCACCCGGTTATAGTGTTATGTGGATGCCCATGTGGTTCCACAACAATAATTTCCAAGCAGTTCCTTCCATAGTCGATACTGATTCGGTTCCAAATCATAATCCTATAAACATCATGCTATTTGAAGCAAAGACCACAATTATTAAGATGGGAGATCCATTAGTACAAGTGATTCCTTTTAAGAGAGAACACATTACAGGTGTTAGTAGAGAATATACCGAAGCAGACTATAAACGCAAAGATGCATTAATGGGTTTAGGACAACTATCTAAGTACGGCTGGCGACAATTTATCAAGAAAAATGTAAAATATTTGTTAGACCGTAAGGATCTCGATTTGCCATGATAGATATAAACGATATTATCGTATTAGATGATGTAATTAACAAGACATATCAACATGCCTTAGAAAATGTACTGCTAGAAGAAATGGGGGCTCATTGGTTTTTGCTAGATGATGTCGCATATCCAAGCCCAGCAGTCAGCATCTGTCGCCCTGGAATAGTACATCCTTTGTTTGAACAGAACAAAGGAATCATGAGTTCTTTATATAACTTAACATTGCCCATGGTGTTTGAAGCTGTTTCTAACATTGATTATACTTTTGGAGAAGTCGTAAGAGCACGTTCGTTCATACAATTTCCTACAGGCGCTAATCTTGTCAATCATCCACATATAGATACTAACGAACAGCATCTAGTATGCTTATATTATGTAAACGATAGCGACGGTGACACTGTAATCTATAACGAGACTGCGGACGATATTCAAAATTTACCCGGAATAGATACAAGTATGCTAACTATTAAGCAAACTATTTCTCCTAAGAAAGGACGTGCGGTATTATTTAATGGTAGAAGATATCATAGTAGCACTACGCCTATAGCTAATAAAAGGTGTATAGTGAATTTTGATATCACAGTAAGGATTAAAAATGCTTAATTTAGACGAATTTATCGTGATAGACGATGTAGTAAGTCCGCAGTTTCAGAAATTAATCGAAGAATGGTTGTTGTCTCCGGCTAGTACATGGTCTTTTGCACGTGATGTTGCCCTAGATGACAATGTTATCGATAATCTAAAACTAAACTCAAGACCCGGATTCAGCAAAACGCTGTTTAGCCTCAAGAGCGGAAAATCTAATGACCTGTATCCTATGATTTTACCATTAGTTTTCGAAGCTAGCGCAAAAGCAGGACTGCATGTAGGAACTGTTTTGTTTTCTAGAAGTTTTATAACACTTCCAATTCCTGGCGATACCGGCAATACTTTTGACCATGTGCATGTTGATACACCCGATGAGCATATAGTTTGTCTATACTACGCAAATGATAGCGATGGCGATACTGTATTTTTTGATTGGACTGTTCCTCAATTATTAGAAGACCCGGAAATACAGCAAGCTCTAGAAGCCTCGGGTCATAATTACAATGATCAGACATTGTTAGATCTACTAGATAAACGTATTGCAAAGAGCGATTTTAAAGTAATAAAAAGAGTAACTCCTAAGAAAGGAAGAGCTGTATTCTTCAACGGTTTAAGATATCATTCGTCAACTAGATGCACAGCTGGATATCGTTTAATCGTTAATACTTGCTTCAGGCCATGATTATGAAATATCAAGAACACACAACTAAATCAGGAAATAAGATTAAAGTATGGGATGACTTGTATAGTTATTCTGAACGTGTTGCTATGCTAAGGGGAATCACCGAAAGTGATTTTAAGTTTCGTTCGACTTACGATAATGAACTTGAAAATCAGGAAGGAACTTGGTCAGTATATTGTGATTTAAATCTAAATCTAACTACTATGCTACTTGTAGATAAAGTTCCTGAATTAAGGAAAGAATTTGCAGGATATCATCCATTCAGGTCATGGGTAAATTCCTCGACTAAGGAAACAGATCATGCATTCCATCCAGATTCCGATGACCCTACATGCAAGAGCATGTTATATTATGCAAATATCAAATGGGATCATCTAAATTGGGATGGTTATACTATCTGGAGGACTCCGAATCTAGATGATATAGAATTTGTTAGCGATTTTATACCTGGAAGGATAGTTGTATTTGATAGCATAATTCCGCACAAAGCTTCTATCGCTAGTAAACGGGCACAACCATTTAGATTTACTATTAATACTATCTGGAAACCACTGTAATGTCTAGCGATATACAATGGGTTGGGTCTATTCCAATAGCCAGATCATTCTGGAAGGAATTCGATCAGCATAAGAATGCTATTGTAGATCTATGCCTACGGCAAGAAAAAACAAACGTTATAGAATCAAACATTGCAGTAGATTTAAAACAAAATATGTGGGAATCAAATTTTAATTTTTTGTCACAGCCAAGTCTAACTGAACTTAATACATGGATGCATTCCGTAACTTCTGATTTTGTCAGTAATGTTAACAACAAATCCCACAGGATTGCAATAACAGAAAGCTGGGCTCATGTTACTAGACCTTCGGGATATCATGGACCGCACAGGCATCCGTGGTCAACCTGGAGTGGGATTTTTTATGTTTATGCAGACGATCCGTCAGTTGCCAACAACACATTCCTTAATCAATTCAATATGCCTGTGATTCCTGGGTATGAATTTTTCGAAGAAGAGATGCAGATAGAATTTAAAGCAGGGTCACTCGTGATTTTCCCAAGTACAATGTTGCATTACGCAAAACCATACTTGGGAAATGATAAGAGAATAGTTATTAGTTTTAACAGTGTCTGTCTTTAATTAAACAGCAAGTGTTTCGATACTTCCGTTTCCATCAACTGCGGATACAGTTGCTACACAGTTATAGCCAGTGCCTGTAAGATGTACAGTATCTCCAACTTTGTAACCATGTCCTCCTACTGTAGCGATAACTTGATAAGTTCCTTGTGCATGACGTACTTTGAATACAGCGCTCGAACCGGATCCATTAGTTGTTCCAGATACTCCGGAAAATACTTCTGCGATAACACCATTTTCTCCGACCATCTGTACTCCGGTTGATGCTATCGGATCTGCCGGATCGTATGCTACTGGTTTAGGAATTCCTGTTTTAACTGCTTGTATAGCCTTAAACCATTCACCGTCGACTGAAATACCGCCAGTATCTCTGATTTCTTTCCATAGCATATCCATCTGATCACCTGCTGGAGGATATGCTCTCATGCGTTGCATGTTGAACGGTTCTACAGGATTTCCAAATTCATCCTTGGATGCACCGTGTGGATCCTCAAAGGTCAATTCTTGGGGATCATATAGGTAGTATGATTCAGTATCGTCAGGGCAATCTACCCAGTACAGATTATCATGCACTTCAAAATCTTCACCCATATTAACAACTTGGATTACCCTAGAGTTGCCACTGTCAATTAATGCTCTTTTCATTTGTTATTCCTTATCTGTATTCATAAACGATTACAATTCCTTCACGGCCGCTTCTACCGCCTTGACCATTATGCCCTGGACTGATAGCAACGCCGCCTGTACCAGGTGCCGCAACCTGAGATTGGCTCCAGTCAGGTCTGTCTCCGATCATAGATCCGCCCCAATATGTTCCGCCTCCGATGCCGCCAGAAGCACAACTTGGACTATACTGATCCATGTTATTATGGCTTCCGCCCATGCCACCGTATGTATTAATCTGTCCGCCTGATCCTATGCCGCCATGGCCGCCGCAATGCTGAGAATTGTTGCTAGAACCGTATCCACCTGTAGCACTTGCATAGCCGCCAAAACTACTGGTTCCGCCTTGACCACTGAATCCAAAATAAACTCCGCCTGCTCCACCACCGCCTACTGTTACTGAAACTGTAGTGATACCCGTAGCATCGATTACTCTTTCACAGAATCCACCACCGCCACCACATTCGGAATATGCTCTTGCTCCGCCACCGCCGCCGGTAACTAGCACATGTATAGTGCTTACATCCGGGCCGCTTTTTGTATATGTATAAGTTCCTGCAGAAGTATAAGTGTATATACCTTTTAATCGTGTTTTTAGAGAGTCATCTGCAATAAATTTAGAACCGCCTGATGACATTAATTTAGTACCTGCGCCGGTAGATGCTCCAATTTCAGTTATTGCATTGCCACCGATAGTTGCAGTTCCTACAGTAGCAGTAGTGTTAGTCCAGTTTGTTACTGATATAGTGCCACCTGTGATAGAAACGTTGTTGCTATCTTGGTTTGCAATAGTACCTAAGACTTTAACAGGATTATTTGATGCATTTCCAACCCATGCTTTCTTATCTGCAATGTTAACCGCTAGCTCACCAGGATCTAGACTACCGTTTGCAGGAACGTTTGATGTTGTAACTGAATTTTTAAATCTAATTTTTGGCATGTTATTTGTACTCGTAAACTAGGCAAATTCCGGTATAACCATCTGAACCGTTATGGTTTCCTGCACCACCCGGACCGCCGCCACCCGGGGCTGCGACTGGGTTAAATCCGTGGCTTCCATGTCGACCTTGTCCTCCGCCACCAAAGAAACTTGCGCCACCTTGGCCAGAACCACCAGAGCCTTGGTTGTTATAGTTTCCTAGATGTCCGCCGCCACCACCACCATATAGATTAAATTGTCCGCCGGAACCTACTCCACCGTGTCCGCCTGCGTGACTGCGGTTCTGATTAGCACCGTAGCCGCCAGTGGCTGAACAGTATGATCCAAAAGATGTTGTACCGCCTTGGCTTCCAAATCCAAAATAGTAACCGCCACCAGTTCCGCTACCCACTGTGACACTCACTGTCGATATCTGTGAAGCGTCGATCCATCGTTCGCAGAATCCGCCAGCGCCTCCTGATTCGTGGTAGCCTCGGCCGCCGCCGCCACCTCCAACACAGATAACTCGGATCATTCTTACATCCGAACCGCTCTTGGTGTATGTGTTGTTACCAGTGTAACTGTAGAGATTCTTTAATGTTCCGGTAAAGTTGCTGTCGATATATGATTTTACAGCGTTTTCTGTCGCTAATTGTGCAAAATCAGTTGATAAGCTGGTACTAGTCGTTACACTAGTCACTGGGGTATTACCACCGCGTATCCATAATTTCACATGGCTGATATAGAATGCTTCGTCTGAAGCATCTTGGTTTAGATCTGTGTGATGCTTGACCTGTATAGTAGATGCAGTGTGGCTGGTCCAATCTGTGGTTACTTGGAGATAACCGTCGTATAACTGATCTCGACCTTGTGGGTTATCAGTGCTTGGGTTTCCGTTCCAAGGAGCATAGGAATAATATTTGTTACCCCACCACGATAGTGTAGTATTGTTATAACTGGTTAGATTGCTAGGTGGAGCACTGTTAACCTTGGTCCAACTGGCCATCTGCACATAACTGGCTGCATCGTTAGTCACGTACACTTGGTTAGCTTCGTTGTCCCATGAATCCACATGGTGTATATAACATTCATATTTTATCTGGGTGTGGGCCGGAATGCCTGATAGCGATAGGATATAATCTCTAGGGCCAGCAGTCCAACCGTGTATGTAACAGTTGCCAAGACCTGCACAATCTGTCATATTGTAATATGTGGCATCGTTCCAGTTGCCGATAGTTGCACGGCAATCAGCATCTTCGTTGTACCATATACGCTCACCTGCATTTAAGGTCAAACTAGTAAAATTAGCGTTGGTCGCTGTGTTAGTGGCGCCGCTTACAGATCCGCCAGTGATGCTAACACTGTTACTTTCTTGTCCAGCGACAGTTCCGATGATCTTAACCGGATTTCCGGAAGCATCACCTATGTTTACATTGTTATTTGTCGTAGTAACAGCAAGCTCTCCGCGGTTTAATGAACCTGCGCCGGGAGTTGTTGTTCCTGTTTTAAGTCTAATTACTGGCATGTCATGTTACCTATATTCATATACTACACAAATTCCGTACATTCCATCGTATCCAGCAGAAAAACTACCGTTTCCATAGAAGTTATGACCACCTCCACCTGAACCTGGTGCCGCAACGTTCTGCGCAAATCGTTCAGTGTAGTGAGATCCTGCGTTTCCGCCGCCAAAGAAGCTCTGCCCGCCGTGTCCAGGATTATGATGGCTCGAACTGTGTGCATTCTGATGCCCTGATCCGCCGCCGCCATGTGTATTAACGTTTCCGCCATATCCTACGCCGCCGTGGCCACCGCAATGTTGATAGTTGGCATTTGCGCCAGATCCACCACCTGCAGAGCAATATCCACCAAAGCTAGTGGTGTTGCCGCCGCCACTGAATCCAAAATATTGGCCACCACCACCGCCACCACCTACTGTTACTGAAACTGTAGTGATACCTGTAGCATCGAGCACTAGTTCCGACATGCCGCCTGCACCGCCGGCTTCTCCGTAGCCGCGACCGCCGCCGCCTGCTCCAACACAGATGACTTTCAGACGTATCACATCAGTTCCGCTTTTAGTATAAGTTCCTGAACTGGTAAATGTGATGATGTTTTTTAGGCCGCCTTTCTTACTGGAGATATAACTGGCCACAGCATTTTGATTTGGTACTAGGTTGTTGCTAGCGCCCAATGATGTGCTAGTTGAAACACCTGTTATCGTCTGGCCGCTGTTCAACTGCAAATTAGATGTAGCTACTGTTCCACTTGTGATAGGCGTTGCACTAATAGATCCTCCAGTGATACTGACAGCATTGCTGTCCTGACTGGCTAAAGATCCTCCGATTGTTTGTACACCGCCGTTACCAAGATATAACTTTGCATCGGCGATATTTACGGCTAGTTCGCCTGTTGCAAGAGAACTAGGAACAGAGCTTGCAGTTGTGGATCTTTTTAATCTAATTTTTGGCATTCTGTCTCCAATGTCTTCTTATACTTGCTTTAGAATGTTCCACCGTCGATGTAACCAGTTCCGCCCATGCTAGTGTTCAGTGTTAATTGAGTAAATGTAGCAGTGGCGGCAGTGGCGGCTCCAATAACAACATTATCTAATGACCCAGCTATAGTTGCTGGAGCAATAGTTAATCCGCCTGTTGGACTGATTGTCACAGGCTGTGCCGGACTTAGTGTAACTGCTGAATTTACGTTTGCTATGATAGGATTTCCGTGATTCAAAGATAAAACATAATTAGTACCGTTAGAAACGACTGAAATAAAAGCATTAGGAACCACTGAATATGTAGCACCTGTCTGGGTCGCTAGACTTGAACCGATAAAATATCCACTTGGTGTCGATAATGTCACGCTAGCCGTACCTTTGTTGTAAAAGTTCTGCATAGAACCTGGTGAACTTGCAGGATCACCTAATGTTAACGTAAAAGTGCTACTGCTGTTGAATTCAGTCAGCGCCGCGTTGCTAGGAGCGGCCGCACTAGTTGTCGTTGTAGCAGTTGTTGTTAAAGGTATCGAACTATATCGTGCCATAATATCTCTCTTTTTAGTTAGTTACTATATTTAGCTATTAGCTAAGGCTAGTTTCAATGCCATATACGTTGACATTAACCGTAGCTGGTGAGCAATTAACCCAGATGTAAGGGGCATTGCTCGAGCTAGCTACTAGCCCTGTTCTTTCAAAAACACCTCCGTTGGCTGCGACGCTAGTAGCGAATTCGATGAATTCGCTAGATGTTGGTGCGCTACCAGATGTGCTGACTGCTAGTTTTATTGTTGCTGGAGCTCCTCCAGTGTTGGTAAAACTCACGTTAAACACAGAATAGTAGCCAGTCTGTACGGTATATGTTAGCTGGTTACCAGTGCTGGGTGTTCCTGAGTATAATCTTCCTGTATTTGATGCCATTTTATTTCTCCAATTTTATTTTTAACGTTGTCCAAAGAATACTAAAGCTACTGGTGCTCCATCTATTCCGCCTGTAAAGTTCATCTTTGATGTAACTTGTATCGCATTGCCGGCAGTATTATAGATTTGGTCATTTTGAATCTTAATCTGTCCAGCGGTCAGTGTATTTACGTTCAATGCACTCTGTCCGCCACCAATTTGAGCTGTAATATAGCTCTTGATAGCTTTCTGTGTTGGCAGAATGTTATCGCTGTTAGCAACGAAGAACGGATCTGTCGAGAAGCTAGTAATCGTAGCAGAGTTTACACCTAAGTTAACCGAGTTCAAAGTCAAGCTCTGTAGACCTGCTAGGTTAAACGCACTAGCGTTCAATGTAGCAGTACCAGTTGACTGCTGAACTCCGAACAAGTTACCAACGTTGAAGTTACCGTCTTGGTCAGTACTTGTAAAGAACACACGACCTCCACCTGTTTGATATTGCTGATTAGCTTGTATAGCATTTCCAGCAACTACATACGGATAGTTAGTTTGTGTTTGATTACCAGTACCGATATACAAGAAGTCGTGTCCTGTTAGACGTACTTGACTGTATTTCAATCGTGTAGTAATCAGTGTACCATGTACAGGAGCATTCAATGTAGTCAAACTTGGGTTGATCGTGAATGTTGCTGTGTAGTAATTGTTACCTGTTCCTGGTTGGATCAACTGGCTAGCATTTGTAGAAACTAGCTTGTACCACTGATTAGCACCAGTAATTGTAGCAAATTGTACGTTTGCACCAGCTGAAGGCAATCCAGTGTATGTGCTGACAAAGTTGACGTTGATTGTGCTACTTGTATTTTGATACAAATCGCTATATCCGTCGCCTAATGTTGTTGCTGTAGCAGTAGTATTATTAGTACCACGTGTTGCAAAACTTGGGTTGCCTAATGCGCCATCGCCCAAACGAGCACGTAATCCAACGTCTATCACGTGATTCGGATCGAATACTCTGACCACAGGACCAGCTCGATAAATCATACCAGACGGTGTTGTTGTGCTTAGTGTTACTGGTGTAGTTCCTCCAGGTGTTGCAGTTACTTGGAAAGTTCCTGCTGGAGCACTGGTTACAGTTACACTTGAACCGATCACATAGTAAGTTGTGTTAACAGTTAGTCCGCTAGTAGTTACAGTATTAAATTCAATTGGCTGATTGTTAGCAGTACTTGTGCTTAATCCTGTGATGTCATCCGCTGTAATAACGTTTGTACTAGTCGTTGTTGCAGTAACGTTACCTTTTGGATATCCGCTTCCTGGTTCAACTAAGCGCACTTCAATCACGCTGTTGCTTGCTACCTTGACACGACCTAGTGTTCTAGCACCAGTCCTAATGCTGTTGGCCACAGTTCCAGCTGTACCACTTACTGCTACGAATAGCGGAACAGCTCCTAGTGTTACACTGGCTTGTGGATTACCGAATGCTATACCAGTCCAGCTAGTGTAGCTTGGCAGTGTGCGAGCAGTCCAGTTAATACCGTCCCAGCTTGTGGCACAGACGTTAGTACCTGTTTTGCTAGTCCAAGAACCTGTATCGCTAATCACTGATGTGATCGGACTTAATGTTGGGCTAGAGCTTAGTGTAATGTTATTGCCACTGATGCTTGCGATATAGTATGTAGAACCCGATGTTAAGTTTCCTAACACTGCTCCAGATACTAGAGTCCAGCTACCTGCTGAATTAGTTAATGCAAAATTGCTTGTACCACCATATGCAGTAACTATGCTTATCTGTGTACTGCTTATTACTTCTGATACAAAGTAAGTTACACCGTTAGTGATACCGCCAAATGTTCCGCCAGCCACAGTAGTCCATGCTCCATTACCGTTGCCGGGATTGAATACACTGCCACCATAGCTTGTGCTAATAGTGATTTGATTAGCACCAGCTGTTGGATTGATAATGTAGTATGTTGCACCGCTAGACAAGTTGCCATACGTTGCACCTGCTACGAATGTCCAAGCACCATTTGCACCTGCTGTTACTGTAACAGATCCAGTTCCATATGATGTGTACAATGTGATATTGTTTCCGCTCGGTGCACCTGCTAGATAATAAGTAACACCGCTTGTGATTCCGCCAAATACAGCACCTGCTGTTACGCTTACTGATTGACTTGATGTAGTCGATAATGTAAAATCGCTGGTTGCTGTGTTAGTAGTTCCAACAGCCAGTGTATTACCAATAATCTTAGTGATATAATACACTGAACTTGATAACAAGTTACCAACGTTAGTTCCTACTTGGAATGATTCGCCTACCAACATACCTGTTGTGTTACTTACAGTAATTATGTTACCAGTAAATGTTAATGTTGCAGGACTTCCTGAACTTGCAACTGTCTGCGAAACACTTACAGCATATGTACCTTGCTGGCCTGGAGTATAGAAACTATAATTTCCAGCGGCCTGCTGTGTAAGTGTAACTGCGGCACCAGCGGCATTTGCTAATGGCACTGTTGTACTAGATGTGACATATGTCGGGCCAACGTATGTTCCGTTAGGAACACCGGTACCACTTATTAGTTGTCCAATAGCAATACCAGTTCCGTTGTTAACAACAAAAGTACTAGTTCCTGAACTGCCTCCGCTAGAGTAACTTGGAGTGACTGAAGCTGTGTTAGTTGCTGTTAGCTGTGTAGTAATATAAGTTCCAGCTGTTGTGGTTGAACCAGATACGACCATACCGTTTACAATGCTAGCACTTGGTGCAAACATCATAGTTAAAGTAGTACCAGCAATGTAACTAGTACCGCTTGCTGTTGAATTAGTAGTAGCTGTTAGTGTTGTTGCCTGTGTAACGGCTGTGAATACAATGCTCTCTCCTGAAACAAGTCCTGTACTACTGCTTAATGTAAAGGCATTGCCAGCAGTAGTTGCCGCTGTTAAAGTACCAGTCTGTGTCACTGCTGTGAACACGATTGGTTCGCCAGCTGACATACCAGTGTTCGAACCTACAGTAATTAAATTACCTGTACTTGATACTGCTGTTGCTGTAGTTGTCTGTGTCACTGCTGTGAACACGATTGGTTCGCCTATAGTCATACCAGTTGTAGAATTAACTGTGATAATATCACCTGTTGATGTGATAGGAGTAGCAGTTATATTCTGACTAGAACTTACTGTATAGCTTACACCACCTATCGCACTACTTGCGATAGTGCCTAAGGTCTGGCTAATAGTCCAAGTACTGCTTGAACCAGATACGATATAAGCACTGAACGCACCGCTGATAGCTGTGCTTGGAACTAAAGTTGTTGTATTAACAGTATATGCTGAACCTGTAATAGTCTGACCTGTAATAGTCTGACTTGGGGTTACGTTGTAAGTACCTTGTACACCTGCGGCAACCGATGTATATGTACCGGATGCTTGTGTATGGAATGGTTGACTTACAGTAATCACAGCGCCTACAACGTTTGTAATATAAGTGTTATTAAACAAACCAGTACCAGTAATCAACTGTCCTACAGCAAATCCTGAACCAGAAGCTAATGTCACTGCTGTTGCAGCCGGAGCACCGCCTGATGAGTATGCTTGGCTACCTAGTGTGCCAGCAGTGCCTGTAACTTGGGTAACAATAAATGTACCTGCTGTTGTTGTCCCACCGCTGATTACCATACCAGGAATAAATGAACCACTTGCCGGAGCACTAGTCATAGTCAATACTATTGGCGTAGCAGTTGTACAAGTTGCTGTTTGGCTGATGCTTACATACCATGTGCTACTTGCACTAGTAGGAGTACCAGTAATGTTAGATACAATAACTGTACCAGCTGTAACTGTACCACCGCTTAGTACGTATCCTGGTTGTATGCTACCACTGTTAGCAGACACAGTAAGAATGTTGCCTGAAATGTTACCTGTAATAGTTTGTCCAGAACCCGGAGCGATACCTGCATTAGTTGATGCACTAGTAGCAGTTACAGTTCCAGTAATATAAGTGGCATAGTTGGTAATACCTGTTCCGCTTAATTGTTCGTTAGTCTGTATTGCTGTTGCACTACCTACACTGTAAGAACCGGTTAATGTAAGAATACCAGTTTGTACTCCACTTGGCCAGTAGTTGGCAAGAATGTAACCAGTTCCATTTGTAAATGCTGTACCGGTTAGTGATTGTCCAATAGCAACTGTTCCTGTTGGGGTTCCAATAGTTAATGTACTACCACTGATGCTCGATCCTGTAGAAGTAAAACTGTTGCTAGCTGTAATATAAGTTCCAGCAGTTACACCAGAACCAGTTAACTGCTGTCCTACAACTACTTGTCCTGTCTGAGGAATAGCTGTAAAGACTGTGCCTGCATTACCACTAGTACCATTAGATATAAATGATGTACTTGCGTTAACGGCTACTGTATGAGCTGCCAAACTAGATGTTCCGGTTTGTGTCACTTGTGTTGGCACAATGCTATTACCTACGTTCAATCCAGCAGTGCTACTTAGTGTTACTAAGTTAGTACCCGAAGCTGTTGCTGTAATAGTAGGAGTCGGCATGTTAGCTACTGCAACAAACTGTCCTTCTCCGTATGCCACTGATTTCCATTGTTGTGTAGTTGGAAGTCCTGATGCATATGTTCCGTTTACGCCCGACTTGTTGCTTGCTAGTGTCCAGTTAGTACCATTATTCAAACTGTATGCAACATAAGTTCCGTTAGAAGATACTGCCAAGAATCGTCCGTTACCGTAAGTTACGTTAGTCCATGCAGTTGCTACGCTCGGTAATGATCCGCCAGCTGTAAATGTCGCACCGCCGTTGCTTGATACAACGGTTGAAGTGCCGCCGTTTTGTACAGCAACAAAAAATCCGTTACCATAAGCAACACTTGCCCAGTATCCTGAGCTGATGTTTCCGCTAGTGATAGTAGAAGCAACCCATGTAACGCCATCAGTGCTCTTAGAAATTGTACCTGCTGTAGATACAAGTCCGCCCACTGCTACGAATACACCGCCGCCATATGCAAGAGATTTAAAGTTTTGGTTAGTACTGTTATTAGTAACACTGCTTGACCATGCACTTGACAAACCAGCAGTAGTTGAGTAGGCAGAAGTAGTAGAACTACCAGATATCGCTACCCACTTAGCATTGCTATCAGTGATAGTTACTGTTGGAGTTGCAGTATATCCATAACCCGAAACAGCCAGAGTCAATGCACTAACGCCATAGTTAGTTAACGTGATACCAGTTCCAACACTTGCCTGTGTAGCCACGTAAGTAAATTGAGCACTGCCCAATGTTACATTGGTTAGAGTTGTTGAATTTGCATAATCAAATGTTGGTGTTCCGCTATATGTACCAGATCCTGCACATAGATAAATTCTACCTGCGGCTGTCTGATAATAAGTTCCACTTGTTACTGCTCCTCCTGGAGTATAAGACGTTGGAGTTAGTCCTTGTGGCTGGCTAATAGTTATTGTTGGAGTGCTGAAATAATTTTTACCCCAGCTGTTCATTGTAATACCAGAAACAATGCTAGTAACTGCTGTTACGACAGGAGCATTTACACCCGTAGTATATCCGCTACCGTTAATGCTCATAGTTACAGCAACAATAGTTCCATTTAGTACTTGGCACGTTGCTGTCGCACCAGTACCAAATCCAGACGGAGCTACAATGTTGATTGTTGGAGGTGTTGTGTAGTTATATCCACCATTAAGAATTGTAATGCTTACGATCTGTGAAGCACTAGAACCAGTTCCAACCACCGCTTGTAGTACTGCGCCGGTTCCTCCTAAACCACCGATTAGAGCGGTAGCTACGGCACCTGAACCGCCACCATATACAACTCCTACCCAGTTTTCTGTTGAACCTGGCAGTGCGCCACCTGCGGCCCACGTTTTACCATCAGTGCCTAGTGCAGTACCTGTACCGCCTGTTGCGATAGAAACATAATATCCATCGCCGTACACTACAGATCCATAAGTACCTGTTCCAAGTGCAGGCAATGTTCTTGCTGTTGCATTGAAACCCGGTTCAGTGTAAGAAATCCTTGGTTCAATAGTATAAGTTGTTGTTAAGTCTGTTGTATTTGTATAAACGGCTGTTAGACCAGATCCAGTTGTGTTACCTGGAACTACGTGATCCCAACCTGCGGCAAACAATCCTGTTCCTACAGTACCAGTTATACTTAGACCCGATTGTGTAGTTGTGATAGCAACTACTGGGCCGCCTGGTACTAAACTAACTGAGAAGCTAGCAGTACTTAGATTTAATGCTGAAACATAATAAACTGTTCCTGCATCTAATCCGTTAAAACTAGAAGCAAATGTAATTGCCTTACCAGCTGTTAAAGTATTAGTAGCAGTAATTAGATTATTAGTAATTGCTGTTGCAGTTACAGTTACAGTGCTTGCCGCACCGCCAGCCAATGTCACAGCATTTGTACCATCAGAACTTAATGTAAATTGTGTTGGTGTCAATGCTATTACATAATACAAAGATGCTGCCGATAGATTATCAAAAGCCGCATTTAAGTAGATTGGCATGTTTAGATACATGCTAGCTGTACTTGTAGTTGTTAATAAGTTTACAGTACCACCGATAGCTGTCGATGACTGAGACACAGACTGACTAATAGTCCATGTAGATCCGCTACCGCTACCGCTTAGGTTAGAAACAATATATGTTCCTGCTGGAATTGCTCCACCGCTAATTATGGCTCCTGGAACAATCGTACCGCTTGAAACTGTACCGATAGTTAGGGTTGTACCGCTAATGCTCGAACCAGTTGTAGCAAAAGTTGCTCTAGTAGAAGCTGATACCATTAATGGTGCAAAACTGTCTTTAACAACTGTACAAATCTTAGTACCGTTTACGTTTGTTAAAATGTTTGCATATTGTCCAACACCAGTACCACCTGTTAATGTGATTCTCATGTTGTTGTAGGCATTTGTCAAGGCAGCATCTGTTGCTGCCAATGTGAAGAATCCTAGAGTGCTAGCCTGTCCAGTGTTACTTGCTGTTACATAGCTTGTACCACCTACGCTAGAATTACTTACAGTGCCAGTATCGATGATTCGTGTTTCAAAAACGCTTGCGTTTCTAAATTCATCCGAGGTAATTGTTGGTGGAACACCGGATGCACTGACCGAGAACACAGTATTAGAATAAGAACTACCAGCGTTGCCGTATTCTAAACGCAATACTTGGTTTGTAGTATCTGTCAATACTGATGTGATCTGTGCCTGTGCCGCACGGTTGTTGATGTTACAGAATATAGGAGTTTCAGTAGTATCAGTACCTTCTGCTACGACTCCGTATGTACCATAAGAACTGTTACCGTTAGTAGCACGTATACGTCCACCTAGCTCTGCCATATATCCAGCATAACTGTAGTAGTTGAACACTGAAACAAGTTCTGACAGTGAATTAGCACCAGTAGTCATCCAACCAATGCCGTCGCCGATAATACAAGTGTAATCGTTGGACACCATAGAACGGTAACCGCCGGCATGTAATGCTCCGTCGACTTTAGCACCATAACATGCATAACCAAACATTGTGCAGTTTTGTACATAGCATGAACGGCCATATACCCATGCGTTACTGTCGTTTGGTCCAAATCCTGGATCAAGACTAGTAAATGCGCCGCCTGTTGGACGTTTTGTTCCGTAGGCTAGGCTCGAGTTTGTTAGATAACCTTTTAGACCGTTCATAGTCATGTTGCGGATACCGCAACTGTTACGAACTAGCCACATATCCGAACCCGAAGAGCCATTAATTGCGTTCAATAATACTTGAGCCGCTCTTAAGCTTCTGTAATTTCCAGTGTACTGCAAGTCATAAATGATAGCATTTAGGAAATAATTTATATCGCTCTGTGTATCCGGATTCTGATAATAGTATGCTACGCTCATAGAACCAGAAGAAGCTGTTAATGTTACATTTGGATACACTGTTCCAGTATTGGTGTTTAGATAACCTTCAGCTGTTGTAATTGTAAACGTTGTAGTAGATGAAACACTAGAAACATAATATAACGATGTGTTGTTTATTCCACCGAACAATCCGCCCGCAACTGCTGTAACACCAGTAATACTAGGCTGTGTAGCAAAAGAAATCGCTGTGCCGCCAATAGTAGATGCAACTGTTAAGCTAGTACCGCTAGCAGTTTTTACATAATATGCATTGCCTGATGTTACTCCGCCGCCTGATCCTGTTCCAACGTTTGCCGAGAACACGATTGGCATTCCTGCAACAATTCCTGCTGGCATCGAAGCACTAGTTGTAATAGTAGTTCCAGTGCAACTTGCTATAGAAATAGTATAAGGTGTATAGCTAAATTTTACAGGATCGTTTACGTTTAGATTGTGCGGAGCACTTGTTGTAAATTCTCCGGTAGTTGAACTTGTTACTGTATAGGTGTAAGTATTTGCGTAATATGCTGTTGTCTCTGCAAGCAAGAATGGTATATTTGCACGTAATATTTCAACACCCTTGGCAATTCCAAGATTGTTGTTATATGTGATAGTACCATTAACTTCAGGAGTTAGCGAACTTTGTCCTTTGTTCAACATATTGATTACAATATTTGTTGATGTAACAACGCTAGCTGCCTGTGTTGAATAAGAACTAATGCTTGCAGTTATTAGTGTCTGCAAATAATTTAATGAAGCAATAGTTGCTTGTTTTTCGTAACCTAATACTTGATAATCCTGAGTTCTGTTGTATGCCCTACCAGCAGTAACGCTAGCAAAATTACTACCTAACAGCATGTCATACATTGCCGCTGTAGTAACTTTAACAACATCGCGTTGAACATAAGTTGAATTGTATGTCAACGCTGGATAAGTTGTGTTAACATATGTGTTTACTTGTGCTTGATAACTGTTAGAAGTTGTTAATACAAATGTCAATCCAGTTAGCGATCCAGTAACTGTTGTAATAGCTGAGCCGCCTGAAGTAGCAGATAATGTAAAGGTTGAAGAACCATTTGTTCCTACAACATAATAAGTTGTTGGGCTAGAATAGCCAACTAAATTTCCGTTACCAATCAATGTTCCGCTTACAGTGATAGTATTACCATAACCTATAGTTATACCTGCACTAGTGAGGCTAGTACAACTAAATGTACCGCTAGTTCCAGTTATAGTCAATGCGGCTAATGTTGTAGCAGTAGTAGTACCAACTAGTGAAGCACTTACTGTATTAAATGCTGTCAGGCTGCTAGAGTTAGTCCAACCTAGATATGGCATATTAATAGTTTGTAGAGGAATCGATAAACCAGTTCCGTTCGTAAATGTTGCTACAGTACCATTGTAACTAGTCGACAATTGGAATTGTGTAGTTGTTAGTCCTGAACTTAGAACATAGTAAATCTGGCCAGAACCGATAACTGTGCTTGACAATCCATTAGCAGTTGTCTGTGGTATTACGATATCGCCTGCTACTAGACCGTGTACTGAATTGCCAATAGTAACAGTATTATTACTGCTGTATGATGCAGAAGTAAATGTGATAGCTACACCTAGATAAGCGTTAGTTAACGAAGATGCTAGGGTTACAGTTGTAGAACTTGTAGTAGTTGCCGCAACATAGTATGTTGTGCTAACAGCTAGACCACCACTTGTTGAAATACTTGCGCCAGTTGTGATAGGTGTACCTTGCACATAACTTGCCGCTGTACCTAATGTTACATTAACACCAGCCGCTGTAGCAGTAATAGTGTTTGAAGTAGTGCCAATTGTAAAAGTGTTTCCACTAGCAATAGTTGTAGCAGTTACAATAGGAGCACCATTAGTTAATCCGTTAGTAACATATCCTAATACTACTGTCATCAATGTATTGAAACGGCCTGCATCTCTGGTAGAACCAACAGATCCAGATGCAGTTGGCAATACTTGTGCAACAGATCCTAATGGAGTTGCTACTGCTGTTCCTACAATAACTTGCTGTGCAATAGTGCTGATATAGTTAAGCGCATTAATAAATGCTGTAGACAAACCGCTAGCAATCTGCGTACCGTACAATGCAGAATAATAAGCCATACCTGCTTCTTGAGATTGCCAGTTACCACCGTAAGTTAAATCATAGTGGATAGCATCTAGAACATAGCCTGCATCTCTCTGTGTTTTAGCCACTGAGTAATTAGGATTAGTTGTGATTGAGCTATAGTTAGTATTGATATAAGCGATAACTTCTGACAATAAGAACGCTCTGTTAGCTTCTAATAGTGCTACAGTTGCGCTGGCATCCGATACTGTTACTGAAAGAATTCCACCTGAACTTACTTGTGTCACATTAAGAACGATATCGTTTGTAGAACGCTGTCCACCTATGCTATCTCCATATATACGGAGTTTACTGCTAGTTGTATAGCTTGCACCCGGTGTAGTTACTACGATATTGAATCCATAATATCCGTTGCCATTGCTGATTCTAGTAATAGTGAAAGCCGCTGTGCCGTCACCACCGCCTGTTACACTTGCGGCTGTCACACCAGTATAAGTTGCTAATGGTAACCCTTGTTGCGGCCAAATAACTTGCGTTGGTGCCGCGCCGTTTGTCAAATAATTATTGATATCGTCAATAGTTGCTTGTGTTTGTATAACTGCTCCACTGGCTGCAATCATCTTCATCTTGTAATACATGAAGTTAATAGCGCCTAATGTTGGAGGAAGTTGTCCGCTTGCAGTTGAACGCAAGTTAGTAGCACTTGTATTGGCACGATTAAATGCTCTTCCTGCCTGTATAGCATTAAAGTTTGAACCATAAACCATGTCATAGTTCAATGCGTTTACAATCAGTAATGCATCTCTATTGATAAGAGCTGAATTTGAAAATACTACTGACTGATAATATTTGCTGACCCACACTGTGGCATCGCTAGCAATATTAGTGTTTAGAGCTGCCACAGCATTATAAGCTGTCTGCAAGTCTGAAGCTTGTGCTCCGATGTACGATGATATCGCAGTGTCAGGAGTACCGTTAGTGATATAGTTGGCTACGTTATAGATGCGATCGAACAAGAATGCACCAGATGCCGCACTTCCTGCTGTTCCTGAACCATTGACAGTTAATGAATTTCCAGATTGTGCAGTGAATGAAGTCTTCTGTGCAATCTTAGAAACAATAGTTGCCATGTACTGGAACATCTGTACAAATCCAGCTTTTTCCGTAGTTAGGATCTGTAGTGCATTCAAGGAATAATAGCTTGCGCCTGCTACTAATGATTGAGAATTTCCACCGTATGTTAAATCATAAAGTATGCTGTCTAGGATATAGCTGATATCTCTAGAACCTTTTGATAAACCTACAGCACCTTCTGTTGAATATACCGCAGGATAATTGTTTGCTAGATATTGAAGTGTATCAGCAATAATAAATTGATAATTCTGTCTTACTTGTGTTAATGCATAGCTATAGCCAGTTGTGTTTCCTGTACTATTGGATACACCTTGGCTAGTAGTGCCATAGACAGCATTAGTTAACGATGCAGTGTTAAAACCAGTCGGTTGTGGCATAACTATCACTGGTTCATTGTTCAATCCGTTGGCTGCTAAACTGTAAAGTATATCAAAACTAGATTTTAAATTAGTGATAGCAGTAGCACTGCCAGTTGAAGCGGCCGGAAGACTTGTAACCTGTGCAACACTATTACCTGTGCTTGGTGTTATAGTAGTGTTTGACATCAAGTTTGGAATTAAACTTCTAATCCTTGTCAAGGCTGCTTGTGATTTAGGAACAACTGTTGCCAGCTGTGGATCAGCCGCAAATGGTTGTACTACTGTAGAACGCAATTCGTCTCCAACGATTGCAGTAAAAGCCGGGACGTTGATTGGAAGGATTTCGTTGTAAGTTCCTGTCTTAACACTAATTGTAGTAGATGGATTGATTACCGCAGGAATGCTTACATTAGTCTGTGCGGTTAATGCGTTAGTCACTATAGTGATCAAATTCTGTACAGTAGATGCTGATCCAGATTCTGCTGTGTATAAATTATTAGTAATCTGACTAGCCATCGAAGCTGAAGTAAATGTTCCGCCGTTATTCAATGTCTGATATAGCGAAGCTTGTTGGATCGCTGAATTAGAAAGAACACTCGGAACAAGAGTTGTTTTCATAAAACTCAAACTTGCTACAAATGGATTGATATCGTAGCTGTAGACTCCACTAGTCAACGTTCCATTGCTGAAGAATGCATTAGTGTTTTTAGTTGTCTGGGAAGTTCCGCTGTGTGTTAGGTCAAAGTTTGCGCCTTCGATAATCAAGCCAGCATCTCTTTCTGCTTTACTTGAACTGTAAACATATGCACCAGTGTTTGCTGTTGATGTTGTAGTCAATAATACTACAGAACTGCTACCTTGTGTTGCTACTACAGTGAAGTGTGTAGAATCGATTACTTGATAGACATAATAAGTGCTTCCTGCTGTTACGCCACCTGCTGTTGCACTGAACACGATTGGCATGCCAACATACATATTAGCAGTAGTAGTCTGGAATGTTGTTCCTGAACCTGGTGTTCCTACTGTAAACTGGTTTGGTCTTGTTGGATCGCCGTTTACAGTTGTTCCTGTAATATTAAAAGTATAGTTATAAGTTACATATGCGGCTGTTTCTTTCATTATGAACTGTTTGTTCATAGATAATAGCATACCTGAATTAGGGTTTAAGTATCCTGCTTCTACCTGTTGGCAAGCATATCTAATGCTAGCCCAAGGTTTATCGATAGTAGTTCCTTGCCCGTTACCTGTAGTGTCTATACCGTTAGGTGCAACATATACGATGTTATTAATCTGGCCATAGTACTGCCAAGCTGGTTGATTATTATTAACACGAAGAATTTGTCCGTCTGTTCCGATAGGTAGACGTGTTGGTCCAGTAGAACCATAGTAGAACATATCACCTTGTGTGGTTAATGTTGCTTGTTCAGTACCAGATGCCAGTAGGTTCCAGTAAGTTGCAGAAGTATCTGCATCTGGTCTATTTGCTAAACTGGCAGTGTGTGCGCTTACGCATACATAGGAGCTTGCTCCCCAAAATGTAACATCGCCTGCAACGTATGTTCCAGCATTATACCATGTTGTCGAGAATCCCGAAACAGTAATACCAGTAATAACTGTGCTACCTACTGTCGAGATTGTGATAGTAGCATCGTTTGCTGGACTTATTCCACCCAATGAAGTACCATAGATCTTGATAGTTTCTGCGGCAGTGTAACCTGTACCACCGGTTGCTATTGCTACGGAATAAACAGTACCGGCTCTAGTAATGTTAAATGTTGCACCAGTTCCAGAAGATGTAGTGATGCCAGCACGACCTGTAATAGTTGTAGTAGAAACTGTTTGAGTTTGGCTTACAGTCCATGTTGAGCCTGATCCAGAAACAATATATGTTCCTGGAAGTATTGTTCCTCCTGATAACTGCATACCCACTGTTATAGTGCCGCTTGCTAGAGTGCCTACAGCTAATGTAGTGCCAGTAATCGTCGAATTATTCATAACTGCTGGCACTAGAGTGACAGCAGAATATATTACGCTAGTTTGAGGATTGTACTTAATACCAGTGTTTAGTACAGTCCAATATGTAGCATTTGGTGGTGTTAAATTGCTAGGATTATCCAATATAGCAAGATAAGTGTATCCGCCTATGCGAACTACATCGCCTACTTTATATGTAGGAGATGCACTAACGGTATAATCATTTCGGAAATTAAAACCAGTTGTATAAATTTGCCAGTAGGCTGTTGCTGTGCTAGGAGTCTGTGGACTTGCACTTCCATTGTTTTGTACACAGGCATAGGTGTATCCGCCGTATGTAACAAGATCACCTACAACATAGTTATTAGCAGAGTTGTAAGTGTTCATAAATTCAAAACCACCTACAAACTGTGTAAACTTAGCTGAATCTAATGCTGTTCCTGAAGCAGTGTGTGCTTGTGTACAGATCCACAAATCTGCACCGTATCGAACGATATCGTTTACACGATATCTCATTGCGGCTGCGGTGATAGTAACTTGAGAACCACTGCTTCCTACAGTCTGGCTTGGAGTAATAGTCCATGTACTGGCAGCGGTTCCTGTAGAACCGCTTCCTGTTAAGCTAGCAGTAACAGTAGTTCCTGATGCTAGGCCGCCGCCGCTGATAATTTGATTTGTAGAAAGTGTTCCACTGTTACTACTAGATGCTATTACGCTTAGTGTTAAAGTAGTTCCAGAAGTATAACCAGTCAATGTTGCACCAGAGCTCCATAGACCTAAATATGTGATACCTGCATTGAATACTGTCCATTTTCCTTGATCCTGTTCTAGTCCAAGGCTGTAAGTATTAGCACTAACGTGTGCGGCACTACAAACATATGTGAATCCACCATAGCTTACAATGTCATTAACTTTGTAACGAGTGTTGATGGTCCAGGCACTATTATAACTGAAACTAGTTGCAAAAGTAGTCCATTTGCTAGAATCTGCTTCGAGACCTAGCTGACTTGTTCCAGCGACTGTTCCTAATGTAGTTACAGCATAGCTGCCAGTTAAGGCAAATTGTACTTGAGAAGTAGTGCAAGCTGTTACCGTAAATGATCCGTTAATGTTATTAATAACACCAGTAGTCTGTGCAGGACTAAAACCGGCAGTGGTAATAGTTGCACCTACAAGGAACGGTTGTACTGCTTGGGTTGAAAATGTAATAGTAGCAACGCCGCCAGTAACTGTAATACCTGTAGCTGTTATAGTAGCTGTAGAAGATGCGCTAGTATGTGCAGTTGTACACTGATACACATATCCGCCATATTGTACCAAATCGCCTAATTGATAATATGTAGCATTAGACCATGCGCCGATCCATTTTGTTCCGTCAGCTACTATATTCCAACAAGTTGGATTAGCATTCAAGTCTGTAGCAAACAGCGAACTAGACGAATGACTTAAAACACAAATATATGTTTTACCGTTAACGGTTACAACGTCATCTACTGCGTAGGATGTACCGCTAGCGGTCCAGTTTCCTTGATAAACAAACTTAATCCTACCTAATTTATATTCTGCCATGTTATTTTATCCTTCTCTAAGTATTTATCTTACTGTTATTTCTAGGTTATCGCTTTGCCCAACTACGGGCAAAAAAGTCTAAAGCTGCCATATTACCATCTACACCTGCGCCAGCTCCCGCAATATTCACTTTGCTGGTCATCCTTACACGTGATCCTGTAGTTCCTGCAGGCACTGTAGATCTAATAAATGTAGCTCCACCTACTACGACTGTTCCTGCTGTCAACTGTCCTGTAAATGTATTTGAACCGCCTTGACTTAGTCGACTAGTAATGTAGGATTTAATAGCTTTCTGTGTTGGTAAAATGCTATCACTGTTTGCTGTAAATGATCCATCTGTACTAAACTGTGTAATTTGTACACTCGATTGGCCAACAGCAATTCCTCCAAGACTCAAACTTTGTAGTCCAGTCAATCCAAACTGGCTAGCACTCAATG